GTATGTTCCGGGTTTAAAATCACTAGTGTTATCTAATACTAAAGGATTTGTTTCAACAGAATTCCATAAATTTATTGTAGAAATGTAGTAATAAGTAGTATCTATAGAATTGTTTAAAGAATTATTAGATATTAAAGGTAGGATAACTACAGTTTCATTTATTAAGGGGTATGATTGACTATTGGGGAATAAAGGATATACTCTAGGAATTGAATTGCTTGTAGTATTTGATGTATTTGAAAGAATTTCTACAGATATAGCTCCATCTAAACCTGTACCATTTTGATTAATGGTTTTAACCCTTCCTGAGAGGATTGATCCTTGAAGTTTTCTAATTTCATCTTGATTAAATGAATTTTGAATCTTTCCAAGATCTTGAAACTGTTTTAAACCCGATGTAAGTGGCATTATTTTTTATCGTTTAGCTTATTAATTTCACTTAGAAGTTGTTCTTTTTCTTCATCAGAAATCCCAAAACTATCTTCATTATTACCACTACGAGCCATAGCACGTTGTATAATGGTAGCCATTCTAATTAAAGCATCATCATTTTTAATTGCTAAATCCATATATTCTTTAATTAAAGGAACAATTAAAGTAGCATCTCCAATATCTGAGATAAGAGGTTTTAATTCTTGGATAAGGGCAGAAATTTGGGATTCTTTTTTCTTTTGGTTATTATAAATTTCTTCTAATAAACCTGAAAATTTTTTACCTCCAAATATATCTTGATCTAAATTACTCATACTTATAATATTATTATGTGGTTATAAATATGCGCTACTCAAATTCTACATAACCATTATCTAAATAAAATATATAATTATCCTTGAATATGGTATATAGTTGGGCTGCTATTTTAGTAATTTTAGGGGTTTTCACATCCACCATTTCACGAATATAGATGTATAAGGCTTTTTTATTAAAAATATCTATATTTTCCCTTTTACGAAATATTTCAAGAATAGCATCTGCTATCTCAACATCATTTTTCTTTGGGAACAATTTATAAATATTTTCACTAACATACTCAACAAATAAATCAATAAATTCACTTAGTTCATCTTTATGGGGTGAATCATCTATCTGGTATGAGAATTTTTCATTAGTTTCAGCTTCGGAAATGTCAGCTTTATCAATACGTTTTTTGTAATTTTTAGTGTTTGAAACTATAAGATAATTTTTTGTAATAGTTCCAAAATAAGAATAAGCTTTAGCTCCTTTAGATGGGTCAAAAAGATGTATTTTTGAAAGTAAAAAAGTTATTACCTCATGTTGGAGGTGTTCAATTTCATCTACTTCAGTATAATAAAACTTAAATGTATGGATGATATTTTCCGTTAATTTAAAAAACGGATAATGAATTTCACGTTCATAAATCTTAGAACGAGTTTCAGGATCTAGTTCGTTATTGTATCTTACAATTGCTAGTTCTGTGTCATGAGTAAAGTAGTTTTTACTTTTAGGTCTTCTTTTTTTAGCCATTAGGGATTATAAGTCTACTTTAAAAGACTTTAGGGCAGAATTTAGCATTTTGATACGCTCAAAGAAAAAACCTACTTCATCATCACTTTTAAATGCACCTTTTTCATCAATTTCTTTTAAACGCACATCTATAAACTCAACAGTTTCTGTTACATCTATTATATACGTCTGGTATGAATTAATTACATCCTCAGCTTTCTCATTTTTACGCATAAGGTTAAAGGTAGTATACCCTAGGGTAAGTACTATAACTGAAAGCGTAATAATGGCTATTGTGGTAATCATAAGTTATTAAGCATATTTTTTAATCCCTCACTCTGTACAGAGCTTAGTGCTTTTTGCTGCTTTGGGGGGTTAGTTTTCTTAGTTGACCCCAATGTAAAATTCTTTCCTTGCCCCTCCAAGTTACCTTTTAATTTAGGTAACCATTCACGTTCGAACTCAATCCTAGCAGCCATTAAATCGGCCTGGTGTAAGATGAATGGGAGTGAGGTACGTGGTTTTTGTTCGGGCATATAGGCGAATAGATATTTCTTATTAGCCTCATCATACAACCCATCGTGGGTTTGAATAGCTAACATTTCATTGAATGAATATCTTACCCCATGAGACTGGAGCATAAATAAACCACGGTCAGGAACCGAAGCAAATGGTACTTTAGTGTTGAATTTATAATCTTCACCTAGTTTTTCTCTTCTCCATTTGTCATCCTGGGGGATGTATGATTCATGATTTTCATCACCCATCTTACCTAGATCATGGTTAATAGCCGAAAAAACAAGTTCTTCGGTAGTGAAGGTAGTCATATCACATCCTTCTTCCTCCCATAATTTGGCTTGCTTTAGAGCACAACGCACAACACGATTTACATGCTCAACATATCCTCCAGGGAAAGCATTATGGTATTCTTTTTTATGAGCAGCGGGCATAAGCATAACACGCTCTTCATATTTCTTATAAAAATCAATGAGTTTTTGTCTACGCTCCCCCGTAATGTAGGTATCAATATTATGGAGAAATTCAACCCAATTCCTTTGAATTTGTTCTGCTGTTAAGTTCATAACTTTTATTTAATTAATTTTCTCGTTCTATCATTGATTTAATCTCACCAACTTCATCATTAACAACATCTAAACGTTGTTTGATAGTTTGGATTGTAGTATCTCTTTGTCCTAGAGAAACCTCGATTGCACGTAATGCACCTTCAATACGTTCAATTCTTCTAATGTACAGTTGTTTATTTTTCATAGTATTATTTTGGGGTCCTTTAGGTCCTTTGGGTCCTTGGGGGTACCTCTGTCTCCCCATCCCTTATTCCCTTACTCCTGTACCATAAATGTACTAAAGAAAAATCTGGGGGGCAAATTTAAGATATAAAACTTTCAATTGCTTTTGAAATACTAAGAAGATGAGCACATTTTTCATAATTTTCATGCTCTTCAAAGTAGTGAATAGATAAATCTACGGCTGTAAGGGTTTTAAGATTTGCCATTTTTTCTAGAGCGTACCAATCTCTTTTATTTTTTAGGTTTAACCCCTTAATATAATACCACCCTCTATTATATATAACAAACTCTCCGGCATTCTCAATATCTTCCCTCTCAAGTTCATCACTTGCTTTAGAGAAAAATTCTACAACTTTATTATTAAATTGAAGGTGATCCATGATTATGCGTGTAAACATCCCTACCTTATATTCGGGGGTATCCTTGATATCAACGTATACCTCACTATCATCACTAACTCCGTCGTTATGGTTGATAGCATCAAATAAACCAAATATTCTATTAGGATCTAACATTAAAAATCAAAGTTTGTTTCTACACTTACTCCCAGATCAGCCGTAATAATTACACATGAAGATAATACATCCCCAGGTTCTGAGTAGTTCATTATTATTTCATCGGATGAGTATGAAATAACATCAGCCTCAACATCCCACAAATATTCTAACATCTCGTATTCTGTAAGAGTTTCTGTTAGGTATAGGTGGTATGCTACTTTAGCGTATTCTATGAATGATATAAAATCCATCGTTTATAAATATAGGTAAAAAGGGGGTATGAAGCAAGTTCAAACCCCCTTACAGTCTCAACTGAGTGTACACTTGACTGCGAATTGAGCGAAAGACCGGATTCGAACCGGCGACCCTGACCTTGGCAAGGTCATGCTCTACCAACTGAGCTACTTTCGCAAATGTCGGTTGATATCTGGCTCAGCCGACAAAGCCTTTATAGACTCCCTACCACAGGTAGATAGCTAAAATCGAGCAGTCGTTAGGATACGTCGTCTTATTAACAGTAACTTACTTTTACCCCTGCAGAGGTGTACTGAACTTTTTACCCGCTCTATTAAAGTTACCTCAGACAGACATTCTACTCCCAGCTCCGAGGAATTGTATCTAACTTAGCCCTACTCACCGCTGTACGGGTACCTGAAGACGTAACTTTGTTGGGGAGGAGGGACTCGAACCCCCAAGGTCGTGAGACGGCGGAGTTACAGTCCGCTGAGCCAACCAATTGCTCAACCCCCCATTAAGTGAGAATAGGCATTTGCAACTACCTACCCTCGTAAAAGACTTATCCTGGGACGCTGTTCTTCTGGGTAGCGTGATAAGTACCTTGCGGAGAGGGTGGGATTCGAACCCACGGTACCTTGCAGTACGCCAGTTTTCAAGACTGGTGCATTCGACCACTCTGCCACCTCTCCGTTTGATGTAAATATAATATAAAAATATCTACACGCCAACTTACTTTATGTGAACCCGACAGGATTCGAACCTGTGACCGTCTGCTTAGAAGGCAGATGCTCTATCCAGCTGAGCTACGAGTCCATATCTGAGGGGCTTCACCTTCATGCGCGCTGAAGGTCCCAACCTAAGCAATCCGTCGATTGTATTCTTAGGATTTTACGTTTAACTCCCCTACTTTGTGCCCCGGGCCGGGATCGAACCGGCACGGACATTACTGTCCACAGGATTTTAAGTCCGGCGTGTCTACCAATTCCACCACCGGGGCATACCCATCTAAATC